GTGACGACGACTGGCCCAGTTGCCTATGCATCTGGAGTTGTGGCGACTGTTGCAGATGTACTCTCTGGAGTGCCTGTAATAGGTTCTGTCGCATCTTCAGTTGCATGGGTTTCCCGGGCAGCACAGGGAGTTGCATCAGTCTTTGGATGGTCCAAGCCTACTTCTATAGTTCCACCGACTAAGAATGTGATCAAGCCTCTCACTTCTCTCGTGCATACGGAGGGACATGATGATTCCACTACTCTTGCTCTTTTGCAGGATAATGGTATCGATGGTTCCTCTTTTATTCCCGAGACTCATGATGAGATGTCCTTGAGTTACATTTTTGGTCGGCCCAACTACTTTCACACTCAAACAGCTGATGATTCACTCTTCTCTGGGCGTAAACTGATTACGGCGTGGGAGGTTTCACCTTTCACAAAGTATCAGTATGGTAACAGCGAGGATACTAGTGCTCTCTTCTTCGGAAGTTTCGCTTATGCCTCTATGTTCGGGACCCTCTGGCGTGGTACCATAAACTATGATATCATGATAGTGAAGACACCTTACCATCAGGGACGTTTTGCAGTAGTGTTTCTTCCAGAAACCCTACTGAGTGACGTTCCCCAGGATCTTGGTGAGCTTTTGAATACCAACTACAATGTGGTTTGTAATCTAAAGGATCGCCAGGATGAAATGGGCCGTACCACTTTCCGCATATCGGTTCCGTTTATCTCCAATACCCCATGGAGGGAAACGTATAAACGATCGACCGGGAATGCTCCCAATGCGAGTACTCTGGAAACATCCACTGGGTGTTGTGCCATTTACTCACTAGTGGATCTTTCCTATCCACCAACTGTAGCTGATGAAATATCATTTTACATAGCACACAGTGGTGGTGAGGACTATCAGATCTCTAGGCCAGTGTTAAATCTGTCGCCTGGATATCCGACCCTCCGATATGCCCAAAGTGATATAGGACCCGTCTTCATACCAGCTGATGAGAATTTATTAGTACCTTCTTCTTCTTCTAAGGACGTAACAGCCCAAACGACTGGTGAGTACTTCCAATCTCTGCGAGCACTGATGAAACGATTCAATCCATTGTGTTATATTAAACAAGTGGATGAATATATAGGATTCAGAACCCGACACATGATGGAAGATAGCAAATCAGGCAAGCGGGTTGTGAGCCATATAAATTTCACAAACTATGTGTACCCAACTACATGGTACATGATTTCTTTCTTGTATAGATTCTATAATGGTTCCTCTATGTTGAAGTTACTTCCTAATGCCCCTGGGTCAGTAGGATCTGCCTACCTCCGGTTTGCTGAAGATAAGGAATGTGTTACTGTTTTGTCAGAACAAGATTCCATTGGCCAACCAGTATTTGAGCAAATGCAACAAGTCTCGAATGCTTTTGAGGTACGCACACCCTACTATCGTGGTATTAGGTGTGATGTAGTGAGCTCTGCTCAAACTCCTGTTCTCAATGATGCGCGCACATGTGTACGTATGAAGAATGGAGCAGGATACGGGTCTGTGTCAACTCCCAGTCAGCTATTTGAGGCTGCAGGAGATGATTTCAATTTCTTCTTCATGATTGGGCCTCCACCTATGATGGACATCAAGTTCATCACTGAAACTACCATTTTCCCGGATGGTAAGGAGCTCAAAGTTAATCTCGACTCTATAACAACTGTTGAGAACCCAGGAGAAGAATTAACACTGGTGGTCTACCCAGCTACAATAACACCTGAGCTGCCGTTACTACCTGACAGAACGTACCCGGTGCGTGCTTCAGAGAATTTACCTCTCGGAGCATATCCGGTACACAAAAATGATGGGACGATTGAGTTTGTTGCTGCCGAATTTTGTCGGTTATCACATGGAACAGACGGACATTACCTCATCATTCCCTACGCGGGTGGACTTCCAGATCTCGTCGAGACAGAATCCGCCCTCCGTGGCATACCTGTGCATACATTACTTGCCCAGGTACCATAACTTCCCACAAACCTGCTCAAAGCCTGCTTAGCGATGGCGAGAGGTCTCGGTAGAAGGTGGTCCCCAAGGTTAACACCCCTTGGCACCAATTCTGACACATTGATGTCGAACACCTCCTACCGGGGGGTGATTACACACCAACGTGGATGACGAATTTGGTTCAACTTCCTATCTAATTGTGCGAAGAGGATATCAGGTTCCCGACGCTAATGACGGGTGCATTTTCCTATGAAGATTATGCATTCATTTTCA